GTCCTACGCTGTCTTTGGAGAGCGCGGACGTTCCGATATGCAGTCTTTGGGCAAGGCGCCCATCCTGTACATGGGTCCGTACGAAGCTCAGACCAAAGTCATGGACGGCACTGGTTTGGCCGTGGGCGATGCGCTCATGGTGGCAGATGTTACCTACGGGTCTTTGACCCGTCGTGGCCTCAAGAAAGAGGCTGGTGGCGTCTACATCATGGGTCGTGTGACCCGTCTTCCGGCCTCTAACAACGGGTTCTTGCGGTTTATCCGCGTGACCAGCTAATCGGTGAAACCGAACAGCAACACCTAAAGGAACGAAGGAGAAACAATGAGTATCGTTCAGGCACACATGGAGCTGTTCAACCACCGGTTGGACACTCAAGAAGGAAAAGACAAGCTCGCCGAGTTCGGTGGGTCTTGGATTCGCGACAAGCTTCGTGAGGTCAGCTACGCACGGCATATCCTGCCGCCGGAGCAGGTCACTCGAGCGGACTGTCAGCGTTCAGTCAATCACGACACCCTCGTGAAGATTGTGGACGTTGAGCCTCAGTCCAAGGCCATGAGCGTCACGTTCCGTGACTCTCCTACCGCCCGGTTCATCCGTGCGCCGAAGGCCGAGATTCCGTTCTTCACTATCTCTTCCGAGAGGTTCGAGAAGACGGAACAGGAGCTTCTCGCCTACGAAATGCCCATCACCAAGGTCATCGAAGACAACACGGTGAAGGACATCCAGGAGATCGAGGACCGCGAGTTTACTCGACACATTGAGTCGGGTATCCAAGCTCTCCAGACCGAGGTCAACACTGTCACGGGTACGGCGTACAACGCCACCAACATCCGTGCCGGTGCTGCCAGCACCACTGCGGTGTCGGTCATCAAGGGTGAGCTCGCTCTATCGGCTGACGGCGTTGATTTCGCAGTTCGTCCTATTCAGCGCCCGGACTTCGTAGAGTTGTTCAAGCTCCTCGATGGTAACCGGTTGCGTTCTGAGCGTGTTCTTATCACCGAGGTCGATCACGACGACGTCCTTCAGTGGACCGTGGAAGATAACGGCGACAAGATCCAGTCTGAGACCGTAGTGGACGGGTACAAGTACGACACCCTGCTGGGCAGGAAGGTCGTGCGTACCATCAAGACGGACATCCTCCGTCCTGGTAACGTGTACCTCTTCACCGCGCCTCAGTTCTTCGGGAAGTTCTACATCCTGAACAACACCAAGTTCTACATCGACAAGGTCGCCAATGTGATCTCGTGGATGTCTTGGGAAGACATCGGAATGGGAATCATCAACATCGCTGCTTGCCGCAAGCTTGAGCTCTATCGTGGTTCGGTTCGTCCGACTGCGACGGACACTGGCTTCGCTGCCAAGCTGCCGTTGGCTGAAGAGGACCTTGGCGCGGAGAACAACCGCGTGGATGCGGGTCTTCACTTCCCGGACGTCCAGGTCTTCTAGGAAGATCTAGAACCGGACACACGGTCACGGAGGGGCTGCTGGGCTCGGGCAACCGCGCTCGAGGCTCGGCAGCCCCTTTCCTTTGGAGGAGAACAATGGCTGATTTAGTGCAAAAGACCAGTGTGTTTGTGCGGCACCTGGCGAGAGACCCGACAACCCGAACTGCCCGTCGACTGCGACCAACCAATCAGCTTGACTTCATGTTGAGTGACGGTCGTCGCATCCGTAGGAAGAATAGCCGAACTACAGAGATCTCCATGAAGGAGTTGATGTCCAACCTGCATCTACTCCAAGAGGCAGTGAAGAACTCTGTGCTTGAGGTTTTGTCTCCTGCAGGCACCCCCATGACGGCAGATGAATTGGCCGCCTATGCTGGAGGTAAGCCCTCTGGTCCAAAGACTCAGGTCAAATCGGAACCTAAGGCACCTCCGGTCGAGGAAATGAAGCCTGCGGTGGAAGTGGCTGAAGATACCCAAATCGAGGACACGTTCTTCGAGGAGTCTTCAAGCGAAGACAAGAGCTCCAAGAAGACAGCCCGAAAAGGTAAGAAGGAGTAATCATGGCTACTGCAGCTAAGCCCAAGATGAAAGTGGCCCCTGAGCGTAAGGGCGTCACCAAGATTTGGAATATCACTGACTGGCCCGCCACAGATGTGAAGATGCAATCTGTAGTGGTGATGGGCGC